GGGCGGCTCCGGGAGTTCAAGTCGTTCTGCCGGGAATGGCTTCGGGGCAAGCGGTTCGATCAGATGATTTCGGAAAACGAGGATGCCGCCGGAACGCCCCGCTGGGTGCATATCGGGTATAAGCATCAAGATGGGAGGCAGCGAAAACAACTGTTGTCCAAACCGGCCGGAGAGACGATCTATATTCCGATGACCCGATGAAGCTGCGGCAGGTCATACTCTGCGGAATCGTGACGGCGCTCGCTGTCGCTTGTTGTCCCTGTCGTCATTTGACGACCTCGACGCAGGACAGTGTGCGGGTCGAAACCGTCGTTCGTACCGAGTATATCCCGGACACGGTGTTTGTCAAGGTTCCGATTGAAAGTGAGCGTCAGACAGTCCGAGATACAACGAGCCATTTGGAAACGTCATACGCCGTTTCTGACGCTCTAATAACTCCCGACGGGGCGTTGTTCCACTCGCTGGCAAATAAGCCGCAGAAAAAGCCCATACCAACAGAGAAAGAGGTGATATATCGGGACAGTATGATTTACCGCGATCGGGTGAATACGGATATCGTCGAGGTTGAACGTAAATTGACGTGGTGGCAGCAGACGCAGATGAAGGGATTTTGGATCGTCTTGGCCGTTCTTGTGCTGGTATGTCGGAAAAATATTTTTTCCGTTGCGTGCGGGTTATTTAGCAATCAAAGGTAAACCTATATTTGGGCAGGAAATTACGCATTTTGTATGGCAGAGTTAAGGCAGGTATTGAGTAACGAAACGATCAACGATTATGATATGGTCGTTTTGTCCGACGGTATCGACTGGTCGCGTTATGAAAAGAATCCGGTGCTGTTGGAGAATCACGATTGGGATAGCCAACCTATCGGAAATGTCGTAAATATTCACCGGGAAGGCAACGACTGGATCGGTACTTTGAAATTTGCCGAGGGGACGGAGCGGGGTAAAACGGCGAAATACCTGTACGAAAACGGATTTTACAGGGCTGTTTCCATCGGAGGGGTCAGCCGGGAGATAGAAGACGAATCCACGGGAGTTAAATATGCGACTTACTTCCTTGTATATGAAGTGTCGCTATGCTCTCTCCAGTCCAATTCCGATGCGGTTTCGGATTTCAAGGGCGAAAAGGTTATGCTCGCTGCGGAGTTCGCGCCCAGCCAGACGGAACGCATAACAACCTTGTCGGCTAAAGATCATTCACTTATCAATAAATACAAAAGCAACATGACGCAAGAAGACCCTAAAGACGGGACGATCCAGAAGGAGGACCCCGCAAAGGAGGCGACTACTTTGTCCGCTGCGGAGCCTGTCCCTGCGGCAGAAAACGAGGCAGAGCTTCGAACGCTTAATGCGGAAGATACAGAGAGTATCGCCGAGAAGATCGTAACCAAGTTGAAGTCGTTTTTCGGAGCGGCCGGAAAAGAGGCCGAGAAGCAGCCTGAACCGCAGAAAGCGCCGGAACCCGAGCCTAAACCCACGACCCTGACATCAGATACGGAGGTGGGTACTCAGCATAAGGAGGCGACGAGTGAGGCGGGCAAGGCACAAATCATCGATCCCCACAAAATCAACCTGAAAGCAAGTATGGAAACGAACAAAACACTCCATCAATTCCTTGCCACAACTGAAGGCAAGACGAAATTCAACGCTGCGGCGCGGCTGCTTACTGTCGCGCCTACGGACGTTTGCCGTCCGGAGCACGCATCGAAAGTGGAAGCCGCCCGGGAGCTTGCAGCTATCGTAAACTCGGATGAAGGCTTCAAGGCTTTTATGGGCAATATCAATGTTCGCAATGGCGAAGGCCGGTACGAAAAACTCTCGACGATCGCGGAACGCACTGCCGTAAAGCTGGCCTCCGGCGCCAACTCCTCGGATTTCGTCACGACAACCCCGGACCTGGCCGTCGTCGAATGGCTTTCGCTCTTCTACCAACAGTTGCTTCCGGCCAACACCTGGGCGGCTCGTTGCGCCCGCACCAGCGGTTCGGACAAGCAGGGTATCATCTGGGTAGAATCGGCGATCAGTCCGAAAATCTACTACGGCGACCGTGCTCCGCTGAATGTGGCTGACTACCTCTATGATGACGACCCCATTGGGCTTGTCACCAAGGTTTTCTCCCTTCAGCCTATTCTCTGGCAGGCGGCGAATACCGATATCCTCGCTTACGACGATCGTTCGTGGGGGCAGAGCGAAGCCGTGCGCTTCATGGTGAACGCCATCCACAACTACGCCCTCCAGAAGATCGCAGAAAGTGCTGGTGCAAGTGTCCCGATGTCGGGTGTCGCCGCTGACGGCACCGTCAAGCATTTCGCCGCAGCCAATGCCTTCCCGGTGAACTCGGCGGCGGCCGGCGATCTGTTGGAACTCTCGCCTAACGACCTTATCAAGGCGCAGACGAAGTTCGTGAACTGGAACTACGACATCAAGGATGGCGACATCGATTGCGTGATGGATGCCGCCTACATGGAGCAGCTTCTTTCGAATCCGTACCTCACGAGCCTGCTGACCAAAACTGCCGGTGAGATGCGTCCGATGTTGGGCAAGTACTCTGCCTTCAACTTCATGTCGCGTTCGACGACTTCGGCCTACGACACGGCGACATCGAAGGTTGTCGATCCAGAACTTTACTGCGACGGCAAGGTTCAGGCGAACGGTACCATTCCGGAATATACCGCGCCGGTACTGGCCGCTGATGCATACGGATTGGCTATTAGCTTTATCCCCTCGCAGGTTATTCTGGCGATGGGCAACACGAACGTACATGTCGTTGCCGATCCGAACTCGTATGGCTGGAAATTTTCGATGGATGTGCGTTTCGGTGCCGGTAGCGCTCGTAAGGGCGGCAAAGGTATCGTAAACATCGTACCGGCTAAATATACGGCTACTTCGCAAGATTAAGTTTCCACGTTGCCCGGCCCATTTAAAGTGGTCGGGCAGCGTTACTACCAATCTGACAAATTATTCACTATGGTAAACTATAAAGACGAGTTTTTTGAAAACCTTCTGATCGTTACGGCGAAATTCGGAAAGGTATTCATTACGGACGACGGGAATATGTATCGTCAGCAGTGGCAGGCAGAATCCCGCATGACCGACGCCCTTCGGGTTCATAAGCAGGTTCGGTGGTGCTCGATAGAGAAAGGAAAGGAGCCTTTGACTTGTGAGGATCTCGACAAGATGTTTGACGCGCAGTTCGCCAAGTCCATGAGCGCACGCAATGTCTCCCCGGATTCTGCGGAGCAAAAAGCCGACGTTCCTTCTATGACGCTGGAAGAGGCGAGGGCCGAACTTGCTCGTCGGCGCAATTCCGGACAAGAAGGCGCTAAACCGGGGCGTAAACCGGCATCTAAAGTATAACAGTAAAATTCGATATTATGGCAAGAACAGGTGTAACCGTCGAATTGAAGGACACTGCGATCGGCACTTCTTCATCTAATGAAGGGGTGGCGATGCTGGTACTTCCCGTATCTTCGGCATCTCCTCTTATAGATACCTCCGTCCTGGTTGCTTCTTTGGAAGAAGCGCAGGAGCTGGAGGGTTATTCCACGTTGGACGATGGAGCCAAATTCCAGGTTTCGGAGTTTTACTCGAAGGCAGGGAGCGGGTCTAAATTGTGGCTGACAGGCTATGATTATTCGGCAGAAAAAGGTATTTCAGCAATACAAATGCCCGCTATTAAACAGGCAATCCGACAAACCACCGCTACGCTGTGGGATAACAGACCGCGCCTTATCGGGTTCGTATATCCCAGCAATACCACAGTTCCGGATTCCGGTCTTGCGGAGGATTTGACGAAAAGTCAGGGAGCAATCCAGAATGTACAAGGCTTGATCCAGGATATGTTCGCGGAAAGTTATCGTATGGTGGCAGTACTGGATGCCGGACGTATCGGGCAGAACATTAACAATTTGCCCAGCGGCGATACGTACAATGCCTATGGCGTTGCACTGGCTTTGACAACTCCCGATCCGACATACACCGCCGACGTAGGCCGCGCTCTCGGTATTCTTGCCGGGATCAATCCGGCGCAGTCCATCGGTCAGATGACTTTGGGAAGCGTAAGCCCGGTTGATTATTTCGTCAATGCCACGACAGCGGATGCAGCGACCAATGTCGCTGTCGTATCTCGGAGTGCTATCGACGACATCGGAGCCAAGCAGTACCTTTTCACCCGCACCCGTCCCGGCAACAGCGGTGTTTACTACAATGACGGTGCGACGCTCAACAAATCGACCAACGCTCTGTCGGCGATTGAGTTCGTGCGCGTCGCAAATGGAGTATGCGACGATGCGGAGTATTATTTCCAGCAACTCATCAATACCCAGGTTCCGGTTACAGCTTCCGGTGACATCAATGCCGGGTACAAATCGGCGATCCTGGCTACATTCCGCAGCAACTATATTCAGCCGCGTTTGTCGCGCGGCGATGCGAGTGAGATCGAGGTTACTTTGGAGGCCAAAGACGGTAACTTCGTGAAAAGTCGGGCCTTTGCAATCACGATCCGCATCCTGCCCAATGCCACGCTGCGGGAGGCATTTGTCACCACTTTCTTCGTAACATCTTTAGAGTAGTACAGAACATGAATCATCAGGATATAATCGTAGCGGGCGGCGAGGTGCAGATGTACCTCACGCTCTCGAACGGAACCTGCTTGTCTATCGATACCGGTACCGAGCTGTCCTATACGTTCAGCCAGAATATTCAGGAAATATTCGCTATCGGCTCTTTCGATCCGATTGGCATTCAAAAGTCAAATGCGACCTACACTGCCAATCTTTCGTTTCAGGAAGGAGAGCAGCAGACCCTTATCGATGCGATTAACGCTACGCTGCCCGCAACAGAGCAGATTGCGGTTATGAGTCAGCTTAAGAATTTCAGCATTTCATGGAGCTACCCGATGAAAGGGTTAGCGACCCCTCGCACCGTCGTATATACGCTTCTCAATGCAGTGGTGCAGGAACAGGGCGGCAGCGTGAATCGCAATGATGTCGAAACGATCGGTTCCTTGTCTCTGCGAGGTACAGGCGTGCAGCGCAACATCGTGCCACTGGTCTGAAAAATCATCGGGGCGGACGGTTGTGCCGCCCCTTTATTAACAACTAAAAATGTATTAAATTATGTCCAGAACAAATCCTATCACTACCTATCCCGTAAAAGTCACCTATTTCAAACGGGGTGCGGACGGCAAAGGCGGCCTTGTCGAGATCGAAACATCCGCAACGGTTAATGTTTGCCGTCTTTCCAGGACGAGCGTCGAACATACCAAGTTTGGCTTGTCGCTTATTCAGGCTGGCCGTGACCTCGACGAAACGGCCGATCTTGCCTGTCGTTTCGTCAAGATGACCATCGACGACGAAAAGGTCGTTAAAGACCTTCAGAACGATATGATGGCCTGCATTTCCCTGTTCAGCAGTAAAGAGGTGCAGGAGGACCTCAACCGTTTTTTAGCGACTTGGGGCCTGCTGGCAGAAGACGAGGCCCCGCGTCAGCAATAACCGAAGAGCTGAAGAAATACATCACGGACGGCGATCCGCTTCTTTACAAAAAGATGGTCGTGTCCTATATCTTCCATGAACCGATTATGGGACTGGAAGATAAGATGTCGGCCTATGACATCGACAAGTATTATACTGCGGCTCTGGTAATCATCGATTCAATCCTTTTTGCACCTTTTAAGAGAAACTGATGGCAGGTAATATGGTATATAGCATTCAGCTCCAGCTGCGGGTCGATGATTCGCAGTTGGACGCTACGATTGCCAAGCTCGGAACGCTCAAGAAGGCGGCAAAGGAGATCAATGAAAAAGCCACTGCGGGCTATTCCAAGAAGAAGAAATTAACAGACGAGGAAATTATTGCTCGCTCGGCGCGAAAGTGGAAACAGCGCAATCTGGAGGAGCGGCTTAACATCGGCGCTCGCTGGCACCTGCGCCAATTCGGACAGTGGCGCTTCTCGCAGGCGGGCTGGCAGAACGGGCTGGGCGTGTTCCAAAAGCGGGTCAAGACCTTTCAGAACAGCTTCTTCAACAATGTTTCCTCTTTCTCCGGCTTGCGGTATAATATGGTCAATCTGGGGAAAGTCTTCACCTCACTGACGGGTGTCGTGGGAAAAGCTATCCCGGCCCTCGGTGCGTTCGGCCAAGTAGCTATAGGGGCTGCTAAGATATGGATGGGTGTGCACGCGTGGCGCCTGGCGTCCTCCGGGTTGCCTCTTCTGATCGGCACCAAATTGTTGAACTCGAACAATATGGCGGAGGCGGCCTCCAATCTTATGCAGATGCGGATGGCGGAGAAAGGGTTGGGCGGCAACTACCAGGCGACGCTGAACCGTGCGACGCAGTTAGCGGCCGAATATGGTTTCAGCCGTGTCGGGATGCTGAATGCGATGAATATGTTTACGGGCTTGAACGTGGACGGTAAGAAGCTGACCCCGGAGGAGGCGTCGCACCTGGCGGAAGTTGTCGGCAAGATCGCTCACGTGGGCGGTTTGAGCTTCGAGCGCGTGAATGTCAATTTGCAGCAGTTGTTAGGGCAGGCCGCGCCGAGTATTCGGGACATCCGGGAGTTGGTCGGGCAGGCTCCGTTCATCGGCAAGCTGGCGATGAATATGATGGAGGAGCGGGGTGTTCAGGGCGATTACCGCGACTGGCTCAAGAACAAAAGCAACCTGCGCTCGGTGCTGGATGAGTTCAACGAGCTTGTCGAATCGCATCCGGTAATGAAGGCCCGGGGACAGATCGCGCTGGCCAAAGAAAACTTCTGGATGCGTATTGCCGACGGCCTTTCGCCCTACTGGGACAAGATCGCCAAAGCCAACGAGAAACTGTATAGCTGGCTGGGCGATAAGATCGTGAGCTGGGTAAGCAATATCGACGTGGATAAATTCGGTGAAAAACTGGAATCTTTTGTCACCGAACTATCCGTATTGACATCGTCGATTGGGCCTTTAGTCGCTAAACTTATCGAATGGATTGACGAACTCATCGGAAAATCCAAAGAGAAATTTCCGGAAGTGATTTTAGGCCCTGATGGTCAAGTAATATATACAGGCAAAAAAATAAAAGGCAGGGAAGGGGAGGCACAACTGAATGAAATTTATTTGAAAGCACGCGAAAAAGTTGCGGCAGCAAACCTTCCTGAATTATTGCCAGATATTACAAGACAATTAGATTCGATGGGCGTTAAGATTTCCCCCGACAGCCTCTCTGCCAAATTGAAGGACACGGTATTGACTCATAGAATTGCTTTAACAAATGAGAATTTTAATAAGCAACATCTTGATAAGGAATATAGTGTATATAGTTTAGATTCTTTATATATAAATAACAAATGGCGAGCTGAACATACTGAAGTTCCCAAACGGGCACGATCCAGAGAGGGGAAACTGGGAATTGGAGCTGGATATGATTTATACGAAGCCGATGTATATACCCCTAATAGGGAACAAATGCTTGCCAATGTAATGAGCTATTTTACTGAAACTCATAATAGAGAGCAGTTTGAAAAGTTGTTCGGCGGAGCCGCAGATGCCGATGCACAGCAGCTATCCGACCTGTCCAAAGGTTCTAAATCGGTTTTCATCAACTTCAACAAGGAGATTGTTGATATGGATATAAACATCGCCTCGGTGGAGAACATCGAGGAGCTGGGCCGCAAGCTGGAACCCAAGATCGAGGAGGTAGTAGTGCGGGGATTGACGATCGCATTGAACAACGCAACCAGTGTAACGTAATATGGCAAAGATAGCAAATGAAACCAGTACCGAGAGTAAGATCGACCGCGTTATAAATTCAGCGAAAGAGGTCGTTTCCACACCGGGGAGAGCTATCGGCGGCATTACGGGGCCTGTTGCCGATGCCATTAACAGCGGGCTGTCTGCTGCGAAACTCGTCCTTGCCGAAACGGGAGTATGGCGGCAGGTATTTACCAATGGAGGAAGTCAGAGAACCGGAAAGCCGACACCGGAAGAGCTGTTGAATCAGGTCGCCAAATCGCGCTTCGACCGCTCGACACTCAATAGGCCTATTTTTACATCCGAAGAATTAGATCGGACGGAACCGACAACTGATTATTATATCGCTTTCGACGAGTATCTGATGCCTGTCGGATTCGATATTTCCATACAGGGGAGTAAGCTGATAAGCCGTTCGCAGCTTGTCGATGGACCTACGATTTTCGAACGGATTGCCAACGAACCGACAAGCGTTAATATTTCGTTCAAGCTGGAATCCAAACCGAACTCTGTCGATTTGCTGAATCCTTATAAGCTATCGTCGGATGTTGTCATCAATAAGGAAATAGGGTATGGTATTGCCGCAGAGTTGGCTGAATTATTCCGGCAGATCAAGGCTGAAGATCGGGTATTTGAAATTGAGAACCCGATTCTCAATGACAAGTTTAATATCTTCAATGTCGTATTGGAGAGTTATTCCGTCACCCCGGAGCGAGGTTCCACGGTGTGGGAGGTAAGCCTCGATCTGTTGGAGGTGAATACGGATTACGCCCTGTTGTATGTCGAAAACAGCGACGGAGCGCAGGCAGAACCACCGACGGCTAAAACCAACGTATAAGTTATGAGCGGCAAGATTGTCGGCAATTACTTTATCTGCAAGAATGAAGTTTTCATCGAAGGGCGCTCCATAGGGCCCTTTACTTCGTTCACTACGGAGGATTCGCGGGACAACATATTCGGTACCGCCAATATCCGTATGCCGTTTTATACGATTCTCAAAGAGAAGTCATCGGGGGATGCGATCGGTAAAAACGTCAAATCATACATCCGTATAGACCAACAGGATGCCCAAATTATAATGGGAGCGCACGTAGTTGTAAAACTGCGTTACATCTGTGGATTCAACGGCTACGAAATGCCGGAGATCGTCGCTTTCGACGGCTTCGTGAAAAATGTAGTATGCGGTTTTCCGACGCAGATACAGTGCGAAGACGGCGCTTTTGTCCTGCGTTTTGGTACAATCGCCAAAAGCTGGACGCAGGAAACCGCCGTAAAGACAATGATGCAGGAAATCATCGAGGTCGCCAACCCTAAATTTCAGGAGTACCGGGACAGCATGAAGCTGGCGGATGACTGGAACCGGCTTACCGTCGATGACAAGTCTATGGAAGGCAGCTTCGTTCTTTCTACTTGGAAAGGCATATCGCCGTTTTTCGCACTGGAGCGAGTTATGGGGATGTATAATCTCTACTCTCGTGTAGATACCGACGGCAGGCTGTATTGCGGTGTAGGTATTACGGAGAACGCCAAAGAAACGGTGCAGCTCGATACTTCGGTCAATGTCATAGATCGGGACATCAGCATCAATAACGGCTTTTTCGACAAGTATCGCGTGGTGGTTAAATACATCAGCGGCGGGAAGCTCTACGAATACGAAACGGGAGCGGATAACGGAGAGGTGGTGTCGCTGCCGTATATCAAATGCCGGGACGGGGAGATCGCCAAGCAAGTAGGAGATGCCGCATTGTCGGGCCTGCGTACCAACAGCAACAAGGGTACCATTACGACGATGCTATATCCGACGGTTCGGCTTTTCGACTATGTACAATACAAAGATACCCTCTTCGATGATCTGTCGGGGGGATATTATGTGATAGGGCACTCTTACCGGTGCGATGAAAACGGATTTCACCAGGTGCTGACAGTAACTGATAAAACCCTCGTATTTACGGGACAATAGTGATATGGGACAGGAGAAATTCAACAGGATGATGGCTTCATTGGGGCGCGATTTGCGTAACCTGATAGGCAGAAGTAAGACTGTGGCTTTTGTGTATGGCACGGTCAAAGAAGTGGACACGGAAACGAACACTATGAGCGTTAGCATCGACAGCGAGGTTACTTTACCGGACATAAGCCTCGCGCCCATACAGGGCGGTAATGCTAACGCTCTATTATACCCCAAAGTCGGATCGGTCGTTATCGTGGGTTTTGTCGAAGACCGGCCGGAACTGTCATTTGTCGTGGCGATGACGGAGGTAGAAGAATTACGCCTACAATTCGACTTCGACAGCGATCCGGCCGTCGATTACATAGTGGCAAATACCGGATCTGTCACAGTATTCCGTGCCCAAGATGAGAACAACTATACCAGATTCAATCTTAATCGGATTGCGGCTAATCTATCTTTGTTTCGGAACGGTCAATTACAGACACGAATCGGAGTGGCAGATAGCCAGCTAACTCTGCAACAAGGATCGAATAGTGTGATTATATCTGGCTCTGAAGTGAATATAAACAACGGCCATTTAACGATAACCTGATGGGAAAGTATATTGCTGTTCAAGGGTGTACGCTGGAGTGTACCCCGGCGGCGACGGCGCAGATTGCTACTTCTCCGAGCACGACGACGAAGGCGGATGGTAAAGCCTGTTACCGGGGTTCGCTGACAATCACTGTCACGAATGCCACGGCCGTAACGGATGGGAACGGCGCGGGAACAGGAGTGATAACCGGTTCGGCGCAGGAAGTGAGGATCGACGGGCAGCCTGCGGTGCTGGAGGGGGACAAGGTTCAAATCACCGTTTCCGGAACTTCCGGCGGGAATCCGGCTTCCGGTACGGTGATAGTTAAAATCTCGCAGGCGGGGCAGACTTATGTATCGGCTTCGTAAGGTAAACCTATATTTGTAGCGTATGCAGGATATTCGATGGGATTTTGTCAGGAATGACGTTGCCGTAGTACAGGGTGACGACGGAGGGGATTTTGCGGTCGCTTCGACATGCAGCCAGCAAAACGCCCAACTGCTTTTCATCAAATCCTGCGTGAATATATTCCAGCCCCAATACGGAACAGCGATGGAAGAAAGGGCTTATAATATCACCGACGGGGAGGTACAGCGCATTGTCACCCGGGCCAAATCGCAGATCAGGGAAGATGGCGCATCCCAGATTTCCATCCTGTATTCCCGAAATAGTGAAGGGTTGTACGATTTCGAAATAGGGGCCAAATATGCAGGAGAATAGGAATGGATTACGTGGTTAAAGGCGGAGAAACGATTTACGACGTATGTATCAATGCGAACGGCTCCCTGTATGCGTTGGATGAGAATCTGGACCTTAACGGCTTGGACAGCTATACACCAACGCTGTATGCCGGGCAGCGGCTGACCGTATCGGACATCGTTCGTAACAACGCTGCAACGGAGGTAATGGAGGAACACCCGCTAAACAGCGTTTCCATCCCGGAAGAGGATTTGGAAACACTGTTTACGGAAATAGATAATATCCTTTCTTCAATCGTTTTTATCACAGCAGACAGTAGCTTGTTTTTAACTGAAGATGACAAAGTAATAGCAGTTGTTTCCCAATGAGTTTCTTTGAAGATATACGCATCAACCTGCAAAAGATAGCCCCGGTTTTGAATAACACGAGTGCTTCATCCATTGTCAACAGAATTATTTCCACGGTTGCATCGGTATTGAATATTATCGAATTGGAAATAAGCAATTCGGAGCATACGGTAGAACATTCAGCCCGCACGCTGAAAATAATGGGCAGGCAATATTATATAGACACTGCCCTTGCCTTCCAATATGGATCCTCTTTGACAATCGTTGATTCCCAGACATACCGGTATGGATATGCCACGATAGACCCGACGCAACAGATCATCAAACAGTTGGCTATCTCATCCACGGATAATGGCTTGATTGTCCTGAAAGTGGCGAAAATCGACGACGAAGGTTATATTGCCCGGCTTACTTCCGACGAGCTGCAATCTTTTTCGGATTACATGAACAGCTTCCTTCCGCTGGGGTTTCAGATGCAGATTACCAGTGCGGCTCCGGCAATTCTGAACTGTACATCCCTCTATATTCGTTATTCCAAAGAATATTCCCTGTCTGTGATCTGGCAACAGATTGGAGAGGTGCTGCTCTCTTTTCAGGCTGCTCTGCGGGGAGATGACCCCCTGTATGTGAACGATATAGAATCTGCAATAAAAAGTGCTCCGGGGATTCGTGACGCTTATTTCAATAATATATCCGTTACGGATTCAAGTGAGGAAGAGCCGATTACTCCTGTCAATGGGCAGATAACCATTCCCGCAGGATATTTCAACTTTGCCCGTGAATTGGTGGAGATGCAAAGTGTTAATCCGGTAGAGCCGACGGGAAAAAACGACATCTATATATCTGCAGTGTGATGTTACGAGCCATAGACATACCGAAGCTTGCATATCAACTTTTACGGCCTAATTATGCCCTGACTAATGGTCTTCGCACAGAAAAGGGATATTGTTCTCCCCAATTAAATACCTTGTATCGATTTATATTAAGTCTGATATATCCGTTATTACCTACCCTGGAAAGCTGGGACAGAAGCCGCCGCAAATCATACGCGATAGCAGCTTGTCAATATGGACAGGCACAAGTTTTGGCTATACTGAATAAATATTACGGGCAGTACGGACAAATAAGCATCCAGGTTAATAGTGCAGATATGATCTATTTTTATACTGCCGGAGAGGAGGAGGCTGTTCCTGTATATATGTATTCTTCCGGGGGCGCCAATACCCCGACTTATTTTTATACGGAGGGGTCTTTGTTTGGCAACTCCACAACTGTTGTTATTCCCAAAGAACTGGCAGATAGCAATGATTATGATGATTTCATAGCCGATTTGAACGCTATGTTACTGTATGGCATCAAAGTGGAGCTAAAAATAATATAATATGGCTGTTTTTGAATATTTGACATCTGCACCTTCCGGGGGTAATCCCGTATATATTTCTGACCTTACAAAGTTTGCATCTTTGATTCGGGATTTGGGGGTCATAGCAACCCGGCATAATTCCTACAACGCATCTTCTAACAGTGTGGTGCAAGACATTGCCATTCTGTCTGGATTCGATACGGTTGGCAGTAATCAGGTAACGCCCGGATATATCTATTACAGGGGTGACATATACGGGTTCCGCACTGATAACAACCTGACACTTGGGGGTTATCTCATCGCAACAAAGACAAATACAACGCTTCGAACGACGAAAGAAGGGACGGATTTTTATGCCTATACCACTTGCGAACTCACCGTATCTGCCAGTGCGGGCGCATCCGGCACCACTGTGGGAGCTTTTACCGCTGCCAACATTGCCATCTGGAAAACTTTCACCCCGACATCCGAGGGCCTCACCATACCGGCGGGCTTCATCACGAATACGATGCTGGGCAATAAGGTCGTAAAAGGAGATAATATTGCGGACAGTACGATCCAGAATAGGAGTATGGCAGCAAATAGCATCGGTACCTCCCAGCTTCAGGATGGAGCGGTAGCAACTGATAATATTGCAGACAAATCAGTTGCATTCAGTAAATTAGGGTCAGATGTCGTTAGTCGAATATCCCATGCAGCCCCGTCTTTCTCATCATATACGTTCCTTGCCGGCAAATTAACCGTATATAAGGAATCTCACAGTAATATTTGGCATATAAAATATTCCAGCCCCACAGCTGTTGCCCCAACAAATAATGCTTCTATGGTGCTTGGGTCTATAGCAGGTCCGGGAGCGACGGAGTTTCTTGCAATGATTCAGCGTAATTATCCGCAGGGTTATATGTCATCGATATTTACATCCGCCTCCAATTATTTGTTCAAAGTCCAAATAGGTTCGGATGGAATTGTCAAGGCCTTATTTCATTTTGCAAAACCACCTACAACGTCCAATACTCCCGGTATAGAAATGCACGATACGATTATTGGGGTATGAAAAAAAGAGGGGTTTAATACCCCTCTTTTTGTTTCAGCACATCTGCGATTAAATCCATACAGTCTGTGGTTCCGAAGCGCGACAACTCCTCTCTGGTTGTCGGAGGCGTAAACCGCAGGACACTCCAGCCCAATGATGTAGCCGAATTATACTTCTCCATGTCTTTGACCATTCCCAGAGGTCTGTTATGACGCCCGAAAGCGAAGATATTGCCTTCGATCTCCACTGCAACCTTATGCTGCGGACACGCATAGTCGAATCGCCACAACCTTTTGGGATGGAAGCGGTACTCCCGAACCCAATCACTTCCGGTCGTTCGATTTAGAACTTGCTGTATTATGTCTTTCCCGTTGTCTGCTTGTCGGTTCCCGTTTGGTTTCTGTACCTGCCGACGAGCCATTCGAATTATAGTAATATTTACGATCCTTTGTTTCGCGTGTCGTGCCTGCGACCTTTCCCTTCGAATCCTTGATTATTTCCCGATCCCCTGTTTTGTGGACGGTGTACTTCACGCGTCCGGAAGCGTCTTTGACAACGCGCGTCTCATTCGGATTTTGAGCGCAGCAAAGCGCTGTGGCCGCAAATACGGCAAAAAGGGTAAAAATAATTCGTTTCATAGTCTATTCCAATGTTTGCGAGCAAAACATCCGCTCGTGTTTCAGTCTTGAAGAAATAGCCGTTAAATCGTTCTCTACGGAGGGATCATAAATACCGGCCCGCACGGTGTCGTTGATGAATCGGATGATCTCACCCAGTTCACGGTCCGTGTCCGCTACCATATTCCGCCAGTCCACAACGCTTAACTGCTCCTCGCACATCGAATGCCGCAGAAACTGTGAGGGCGCATGAAAGGGGACATCCCCAGCCTGTACAATCAATTCCCCGACCGTATCGCTTGCCTCTTTCAAAACATCGTATATTTGATCGAACTGCAAATGCCACGAGCGGAATTTCTCTCCTTTCAGTGTCCAGTGGCGCCCTTTGACGTTGGTTTTGACAATTTCAAGCGTGCAGAGCAATTTTTGTAATTCCTCGGTCATATTTCGTTATATTTAATACGGGTAATCATCTTCATTTATTGCGCTGGCGTGTCCGGTGGACGGGGCTTCTGATTTCAGTTTGGCCCTCCGCCCACTGCCGCAGAAGATGGTGGGCGCTTTTGCGTCGAACTCTTCTTTAGTTTTACGAACAACGACAAAATGGCTGTTCCCATACTGATCTACGCCTCCTTTGACGGCAATGACCGACAAATTAACAACCATTCCCACCTTGCCGTCCTGACGCGCAACTTCCCTGATTCTATCGCGTGGAATTTTGTCTAATCGCAGGACAATATTGATAATTTCACTCATAAATTGATGGTTATTATGAAACAAATATAGGTTTATCCGTAGTAATTCAAAACAGGTTGCCTGTCCGTTCGATTTCATTTTCCAGAATCTCTTCCGCCTTGCGTATGTCCCGCTGCAACTCCTCCAGCCGGGTGATCTGTTCTTCACTCATGCGTGGACACCCCGAGAGCCAGCTGCTGTAATTGGGCGTACTAATTTTGCCGCAGGCGATACTCCCCACCCGCAGACAGTAATCGTAATACTTTACAAACTCATCTTCCGGAGCGTCCCGGTCTATGTCGGTGATGATGTCATCCATCCCAACTATATAGTCCGCGCATTCGGTGATCCCGCCGACATCGCCGCCGACCCAGCTTCGCGCGGCATCCTCATAATCATAGCCGTGTTTCTCGCAAAAAGCCTGCAAATAGGCGTTGCAGGCTTTTTCGTAGTCTGATTTGAGTTTCGTGTTCATAGATATTCTTGGTTAGTCAAAATGCACAGAGCATCTTACTCATTTTCGTGAATCGGCCGCCAGCCGATAATCTTATGACCAATACCAGCCCATCCGGGATACACATATATCCACCATTCAGAACGGTCATATTTAACAGTGACAAATGGAAGTTTCTTATCAGAGGTTTTACACAACACGAGTTGTCCATTTTGCGGCAGCTCCTCTTTCGGATCACGCCAGCGGGTCAATTCCTCATATTCGAAATTAGCGCCAACAACACAGGCGGATGTAACGATATTTTCAAAAGTTACATGGTCTTCATTGAATTGATCAAGTTCGACCCAGGCATTGGCCACATATTCTTGTATTCTTTCCTCAATTGTTTTCATTTCTCATTGTTTTTGAAATATTCGACGATCTCCTCGACTGTAGCCTTGCGGTAATAACCTGATGGTACATCTACAAAAGAATCGAATCGCGTATGTTCGTTAAAAATAAGCCGTCTAACCCCATTTTTACTCTCATTAGTCGGATATTCCGTATATGAGTACCATTGCTCCTGATCGTTCTCGTTGTTCATCGCCGCCAGCGCCCTGAACAGCTCGATGTTGGTGCCGCAGTCTATGCAATTCAAGGCGGTGAATGTTTGTGCGTCATGAGCCACGCCGACACAATAAGTGTCACATATTACCTTATCGCCTAATCTCTCTTCTTGTGGGGGATAAATATATTCATAGCCAATATGCATACACCACTCGATCACATCTTTTCGCTTCTCCGCATCCTCGACGCGGACAAAGCAATGGGTTGTGAATTTCATTCCTCGTTCAGTCTTTGTTTGAATGCGTTTAATGCACTGCAATCGGGGCAATTTCCCCCATTACTTGTTTGTATTGAGTAAATTGGGCAATCCTTGCAAAATGCTTCGATAGCTTTATTCCACATTCTTTCCTCGGCTTCCTGCTCGGCGAGTTCGGCTGTAGTAGTCATTGCCGTTCGAAGTTGCCATTTGGCGTGGTCAGACAAATCGGCTACAATATGTTTCATAGCCCTGTCAATAAACTCCTGGGCCTTTTTTCTTTTCATACTCCTTTTTCAATGCCTTAATCGTTTCCACAAAATCTTCCACTGTATGAGTAGGGGTTATCCCGAATCTACGACAAAAATCATCCTCTTCGTCATAGTCGCATAGCCAATACTCATAGTTATTCGCCAATATCGCCTTATGCCGAAGCCCGCAAATCAAAGGGGAGCCTCGTCGTAATCCAAGCGCATTCATTTTCATATGGAAATAAGGATCGCCGCTTTGATACAAGTACGGAGATCCAAAAAGCGCAACTCCAAACACTTCGCCTTTCATTGCTCGCCTCCTTTCAACAATTCGGGGTTGTCGGCCTTGCTTTTGTCGAAAAAGCGGATTCCGCCATTGATATACAGTGTGTCGATATTCATCCCCTGCTTCAACAAATCGTAGATTCCGGTTGTCGCTATCCCAATTGCAATGACGGAGATAGTAAGAATAACCAATATTACGCCCCATACAATCGAGCGATAGGGGGCCCCGTATATAATACCACGTAAAACAATTGTCAGTGTTCCAATAAGAAAACTTGTAAGTAAGCGTTTTTTCATTTCCTTTCGTATTCGTTTATCGTTTCAAAAATCTGCAATGCCACCTGCGGGACTATGGCGTTTCCGCAGGCTTTGACGGCTTCCCGGCGCCACAGAGGAAAGGCGATACCAGCCAATTCGCCGGGAAACCCATCATCTCCGCCACATACAGGGGGTTGAGTCGGGAACCCGTTCCAGTCCGGTATTCGTCGTTTTGCATCGCCTTCTTGGGTAGTCCGCCCTTGCGTATGCCCAGACTGGCCGGAAGCGTTACATTCTTCGCATCGTTCGCTGTCGGGGTCGGTAAAAGTCCGCTTACTGCCAGATCGTTCAACAGGGACATATATGTTAGACCCGATTTTCTCGTTTTGTATAGTCCGGTTACTTTTTGACCTCCGCGTGATGCGTCCGAGGCATGGGGTGTCGGAAGCAATACTGTCGGCATGAACTCCGTTCGACCGTTCACGCATCGTTTCAGTCCCTGCGTCTGTACGGTGGGCGACAAACCAGCATCTGTCCCGACGGTGGGGAGCGCCGACACCGCAAGCCGGAATAATGTACGGCTGCACCTCGTATCCTGCCGCCTCCAGGTCAGCGCACACCTGTTCGAAGACCAACCCTTCCGACCAATTAACGATTCCGTAAACGTTCTCGCCAACGACCCAGCGCGGTCGAACAGTCCGAATAACGTCGAGCATTGCGGGCCACAGGTAGCGATCATCCTCTGTTCCTCGCCGCTTTCCTGCGAGGCTGAACGGCTGGCACGGGAATCCACCGGTAAGCACGTCGATACGGTCTTTCCAAATGGTAAAATCTGCTGTTCGTATGTCTTCGTATTGCTTTGCATTGGGAAAGTGGTATTTGAGTATGGTTCGGCAAAAAGGATCGATCTCGCAGTTGAAAGCGTTCGTCCAGCCAGCCCACTCGGCGGCGAGGTCGAACCCTCCGATCCCACTGAATAGTGATGCGTGGGTCATAAGAGATCATCGGTTATCCCCGTTTCCGTCGATCACCTCGAAGGCGTTGAAATCCGCTTGTGTGTATTTTTTCATTTTCTTTAGTCCGTTAAATTCAATTCGATGATTCCGTCTATTTTGCAATCTTTTCCGCTTTTTTGTTGATAAGCGATTTGATAAACTCCGCAGCTTTGGCGTCTGTTACCGGGTGATCGCTGCCCATAGCCTCGGCTTGCCGTATCGTACGGTTCTCGCAGGCATTGCATCGATCCTCGAAATATGTCTGAAACCAACCGTATATGATCGATCCGTCTATTCGTCCGTACAGTTGTCCGTATTGCCCTCGTTTGGCATTGGTAAATACCAGGTTTACATCGGCAAGGTTCAACGCCCAGAAATCGTCCAAAATCATGTAGGCCGTTTCCGTTACCTGTGCGTCGTTCATCTTGGCTGAAATATTGAAAAACTCCTGTACATTGACGATCCAAAGTACCAGATATGCAGCCGTCCATTTTTCGCCGTATGTCGCTCGCAATACAGATAACACCGGCATTTGGGATTCGGCACAAGCCACGGCCGACTGCATACGGCGGCAGCTACTCTGTATTGCCGCCACTGAGTAGCGTTTCAAGAACTCCACGCTTGAAATCTTCGCTAACGCCGTTGTTGGCGGTTTTTTTGCTAATTCCGTTGTCATTGTAAACTTTGTTTTGCGGGCTGTTGATCGAATTTGTGAGCGTTTGCCTCCAGTTGATAGTCTTTGTGCGCTGCTTTCGCTTATGCTGCCATCCGGCTTCCGTTGCCCAGAAGTTTACGCAAGCCTTTTCGAGCGAGAGGGCAATGTTGAGATTCGGGTTGAAACGTTGTTGCGTCGAAATCCAAGCGTCATCCTGTAGGAGCGTCTTATAGGCCTTGCGTAACTCGTTTTTGTAAATCTCAAAATCATCACGCCACGTCAATATCCGAGCTTCTTCAATCCCTGCATCATCCTTGCGGAGCGTCTTACGGGATTTGCGTTTAGGATGATCGGATTCGGGGTTCTCGGTCCCCTCGCACGCGCCTGCGTTATAGTCTTCTACCGGGTAAGAAATAATATTATCTCTCACAGATACTCCAGTATCTTCTACGCCAGTAGAAGTACTGGTAGTAATATACTCCTTATCCTCTCCTTTTATAGTCACTGATCGTTCAGTGATCGTTCCGTGATTATTCACTGATCGTTCCGTGATTTCATTTAATGCACTGTCTAACAATTCTTTACGTATATTTACATCCTCCAGATTAGGTCTGTTGATTACTTGATGACGGGAAAAGGTTGGCAGATAATAGAATCTTTCCGACTTAACGGAAAGCAGACTAATAAATCCGGTTTCTTCGAGCATCTTCAACCAGCCTTCGAATTGCTGGAGTTGTATTTTGTCGTAAGGGAATATTTTAGACTTCAGCCAAACGGGGTCGGCTATTACTACGCCCAAATCATCGGCAAAATTCCAAAGTCCGATGTAAAGCAGCCTGGCATCGCGCGATAAGCGGCCGATCTTCAGATCATCCCAAAATTGTGGTTTTATGGTTCTGATTCTGGCCATACCATAGCGTTATTTTGGTTGTTGATCATTGTCTTCTTTTAGCATATTCTGCAATACATAGACAAGGTCTTTTGCCATTTCGGGCGTTAAAAAAAACATATGTTCTCTCCAGTCATTAAGTTCAAATTTTTGGGAGATCATGATCATATTATAAGGTTTATTAACTGATATTTCACATTCTTTATGTCTGCGATCTCTGATTACATATTTTATAGCCATTGTCATGCTTGTTTTTATTTTTTGTAACCGTGTTTTTTCAATAACCGTTCAATAACCGGCAAGGGGTTCGGAATACATCCGACCATTTTGCGGGGTTTGTTATCCGTCGTCATTCTTCGGCGTTGTATAAACTCATAGGATTTGCGGCAGCCATTCCATACGGCGCGTATCTTTACGCTCCCCGGAGTGCGATTCAACAAGCGACCTATATATTCGTTGTCGTTATCGGGATAGAGTTCTTTCAATGTTTCCAATTCCTTTTCCGACCACGGGGGATATGTCTTTCTTGTCGTCATACCTGGAGATTATTTAGGGAGTGGATGCCCGCTGTTGCCGTGCCAGGAGCGCCATTCTGGACGTTATCTCCTGTTTGTATTTCACGGCTGCCAGCACTGCCTCCCTAATACGGTCGATGTACTCTTCATCTCGTGGGATGCGGAGAATCTTGACGGCCAGCAGCGAGTTGGCGCACCGGGGATCATAGCTTACGAAGTCGCACCATCGTCGTCCCGTCGCAAGGTAGTTACCTTGTATCTGGGCGTAATATTCGGGCTTCTCGCGTCGCAGATCGTCCGGGGTAGCCATAGCCAGATACCGGGCGTGTACGGACGAATTGTAGGGGCATTTTATTTCGATGAAACCGTCTTCCCCGACCAACCCGTCAGGACTTCCGCCGAAAGAGGGCAAATCCTCGCAGACGAAGAATCCGCAGGTCTGGACATCGACGCTCATAATCGTCGAATAGGCCAGCCGTGCCGTCTCTTCGTGCTCGCGTCCCCATTCTATTTCTCTGGTGTTGAGTTCCCGGTATTCCAAACAGCCCCCGGCCGTGATGCGATCGGCGATCTTGTCGAACACATAAGCGACGGCCGTCTTGGTCAGTTCTCCGGGCCGTGCCCGTGCTCCGGGAATCAGCTTATGCACTTCGGAGGAAGTGAATCGATGCAGACGCGCTTCATACCATTCCGGAGTTCCTTGTTCGAAATAGCGGGAATCGGTCATCGCTTCGCGCTTTTGGTGTCGAACAGATTAACTTCGACCTCGACCGTCGCATCCTCGACCGCGTTTTTCGTAATCCCGATCTTCTGCATCAGGTCGTCGGCCTCCTGTTCGGTGATCTGACCGCCGATAAACGCTTCACTGATCGCTTCGCGGCTCGTAAGCGTCGCTTTGTCCACGCTTTCGGGAATTGCCGCCGTTTCCTTGTTATCGATGTAACGTACCGAGTTGTTTTCGCCCAGCACGCCCTGATCGAATTTCGCAGCGTCCTGCATCTCTACGGACATCGGGGCGAATTTTGACAGTAACTGTTTCAGCACGGTCTTACGCGCCATCGCATCGAAATCCGTAGTCCATTTACTACCGGCCCGGATGTAGTCCTTCTTTGATCCATAGGTTTGGCTGTACCGGCTCGCGTGTGCTTTGAGCTTCTCGCAGCTCATATAAAGCATCTTCTCGAAGCCATTAGTCAGTTTGAAATAACCCACATATCCGATCGTGCGGAGAGCGTCCCGATTCTCGGCCTTTTTGAACGTGATTTCACCCGTGATGAGGTTTTCATCCACGATCTCGCCCTCCTTGACCTCCGAAACATTCAGTGTTTTGAACTGCCCGCTGCGGATGGCCAGCTGGATAAATCCCTTCGCCCCGATCTGGAACTGGGCGTCGGTGCGCCCCTCCCGGTTGTTTTTGTAGGGGATGACATAGGCGAAACCCAGGTTGGGATCGAGAGGCAGGTCGAGGGCCGTAGCCTTGATCGCGGCGAACATCACGCCCATAGGCTCGCACTCCTGCAATGCCTTGTTGTTGGCGACGAGTGCCGTGAGGTTGCTTACGAAGCTGTCTTTCTTGGCTCCCAGGACGCTCGTCAGATAATTCTGGGTGCGTTCGCTGGTAATTTGACGGTTGAACGGCGTCAATCCCGTTGCTTGTTGTTCCATAATATTTACTGTTTTTGATTGATATATACTACGCGAGAAGAATATTTCCGGGGATCGAAAGGCCGCATCATATAATTGATATGATTGCGTATGTCGGCAGCCGAAAGTTTTCGGGACCATTCCCCGTCAGATACGATATGATTCGGATCAGCGATTTCGTAAATCTCGATTCTCGTTTTCATACATCAGTATTTTTCAGTTTTTTCTGTCAAACTTCCTCTCGACCAGATCGCATAAATCCAGGTACATCGCATCGGCATTCTTCTCTTTGACTCTCTCCCGGAACCCCGCTATATCTGACAGCCAGCAGCCGCAACGGACATAAATGCCGTCTTGCAGGTTGAAAAAGTAAACCTTGCTGCCGATCCGGGAGCCGAACCCGACAAAAGCCAGGAAAGGATAATCGCCGATATATTCGCCTTTATCTTCGAAGGAGCACCACTCGCCGAAAGAGCAACACTCGCCGAAAGAGCAACACGCGCCGAAAGAGCACTGCTTGCCGAAGGAGCAGCCCTTGCCGAAAGAGCACCACTCGCCGAAGGAGCACCACTCGCCGAAGGAGCACCGCTCGCCGAAGGAGCACCACTCGCCGAAGGAGCACCACTCGCCGAATATTTGTATATCACTGTAATCCCCCGAGGGGCATTGTTTGATTCCGTCGATCACCTCGAAGGC